TTTTAATCCGCCTGACGTAATCCAAACCCGGTATCGCTACCTTTTATGGACGTCAATGTATTCTCGCCTATACGGCGCTGCGCTTAGTTGTTTAAGACTAAGTACAGACAAAGAATACGTGGTTCGTAAGTGAACGACACTAGTTTGGGAATAAGAATACCCTCTTCCTACGAGATAGAAGCAATATTAGCCTTCTGTCCGTAGACTCACACCTCTATCAGGCCCCATAGTTATCTGCATTTTACGCTACAGACAAGTTCTGGAGACCTAATAAAGATGATTATCAGCCGGATAGCTAAAGGTTCGGGTTGTCCCCTAGGGGTCACTCCGCGAGAGCCTTTGACTAGTATATACTTATATACTTTTCAGAGGAGAAGATCCGAGATACTCGAAAACTTACTTGGTTAACATGATAGGTATTCGGTGAATTTCGGTACAATAGTATATGTAGCCTTAATATTTCTATTAGGATCCATATTTCTTAATACCGTTAGAATTGGAGCTGTTTCATGAACAGTTTTCCCTGGGGCTACCTTTTCAGGTAATCTCAGTTTAAATTCTAATTTTTCCACCTTATCTAACCATGCTAGAGCTTCCTCGTGAGACACGAGGCGATCATGTGTTTTTGCTTGTTTATAGCAAATATCCATGAGCGACTCATAGATGTCTTCCGGGTGTTCTTTAGAGCCTTGTAGGCCCAGAACCCACTCGGAATAATTATGAAGCTGAATCATAAGAAGGTTCAATTCAGACGGTAAATCCGTTCGAAGAGTTCCTGCTTTTGGATCAGTTAGGTTAACTGGAGACATTATCAGTCCCATAGCGAATTGGTGAACATATTTGTCCACATTTTCGTATAAGACTTTAGCTCGTTTTAGAGCTGTCTGCAGTATAACTGTGGCTAGTTCATACTTGTATTCATCGAATACTTCTGTTCTGGCCTCCATATTATTCCAGAGAGGTTCCGGTATCTCTCTTAATACGCTTGTCGCGTAGTTTACGTTTAATGAAGCTTTCAGTGGGAGGCCAACTGCCTCATCACTAAAGTCGGCTTCCTCATTATGAGGATCGACTAGTGCTGTCATTACTCCGCTTAGCGGTAACACTTTGTTTTGAAGTGAAACCCCAAGTAGAGATAAACTACCGATAGAAAGAGCTTTAGCACCTTGTGAAGATCCTTGTGTAAAGATCTCATAAGTTGCTAATTTTCCTTTTATCAACAAGTTACGTGTAAGACTCAGCGCCAACAAGGTAGGAGAAGTTATCAGATTAGAATTAATAAAGCTTAAAGCATTAGCAACTCTTCCTGCAACTTTCCACCCTGCCCACACTTGAGCGATTGAAATACCAGAAACTATCTGATTGCCGACCACAGTTCGTTTGGCAAATTCAAAGACAGGTCTTTTTGGAGACTGGATTGACTTTGTTAAGTTAATCTCAGTTCCCAAATCGGCCATGATTTTAAGATATTCTCGGGCCACATCGGCCTCGAATATCACAAGATCATCACCCAGTACCTCATAATTGATGTACCAGGAGTTACCTTTGTTTGCCTGGAGTGCTGCGATCTGAACAATCCAGTGATGGGTTATTGCTAACCCAGCCCAGGATGATAATCCACCCATAGGTTGCCCTACTGCATACTGACAAGGACCAGCTGAGATTCCTAGTTTTTCGGCCTTAGAACCGTTAAACCAGAAATTCCTGTTAGTCATCATCTGAAGCCAAGACTCACCAATTGGTCGCCCCGTTAGGGACTCCAATATGGCTGCTGTCAGGGCTGCAGGTAATCTATCAGTAGCAGCTGTCAAATCAAAACTAAACGCTTGACCCGTAGATTGAGCTTTAGCCATTGAACGTATTACGGACTCGTCCTGATTAAATGTACCATCGTTCGGAATTGCTTCCAGAACTTTGAACAAATAATCATGAAGAGGAGCAAGGATGGATTGTGTAATTGAGTCAATCAAAGCAAAAAGTCTGGCTTTACCAGCCGCTTCTTCTTTAATTGCAAATTGCGACAATCCCTCTCCGCCCTCTCCATTAAGGCCGTGTATTCGTAAACTATTCTTTAGCTGCAGCATGTCATGTTGAATGTATTGAGCACCGGATTTTCCGGTGATCTCTTTACCTTCATATGCCAGGAGACGGTTTATAAGATTATAACCCGTATCCATCAACTTTAAGATCTCGTCGTTCGGTTTTGTTCCGACGTCATGTAAGTAGTATAGCATCTCCTGCCATAAGTCCGGTCTGAACTTATTCAAGAGATAGATATCCGTCAGGATCCCAAGAGCTGACACTTTTGATGACGGCGATGCCGCCATTGAAAGCGTAAACTTCTTAGGAACTAGACGTCTGTCTTTCTCGCCGATATGAGGGAAACCTTTTATCAGAGCAAAGAGATTTCTCTCTTTTGCCATCTGGAAATATTTTCCCAGATTAAGCAAGTGCCCTGTAAAAGGTCCAGTAATCGTACTAAGTTTAAGAGTTGATGGAATTTGAAGGACTCTATACAGGTTGAATAAACCTGTCCAGAATCTTATCTCTTTCGCATCCAACTTTTTGATTCTTCCTCTGCATTGCATTGGAATTATCCTTGGTAGATTACCGGCCCCCAATCGGGAATAAGCTAGGTTCGTACCTAACGGAAGGAGGGATCTCATACGATCGTTCCCTAGGCCTTTCTGCAGAGCCACCAATGAAGCCTTTAGCCACTTAACAGTGGCCTCAGGTCCATGGTTTCTCTGATATGAAAGACACCAGGTAATGAATCTATAAGATATTTTCATTCTCCAAGCTAAGTTAGTTACCCGCCCTTGACTAAGAATTACATTCATTAGAAAAGGTCGGAGTAATCTATCCCAGATTTTCACTGAGAGTGGCACCATCTTTCGAACGGTCACGTATTTTGTCTGTAATTTAGTCAGTAGATTTAATTTGATATTATTTTTCATTTTATATTTACTGGCCGGGCTTAAACTCCCGTAAACTCCATAGGTGCTAGAGCGTTTGTTACTTGGTACAGTTTCTCACTGTCCCCCGTAATCAACCTTGGCCCTTGGTAGTTTCCATTCTAATCCGATCAAAGCCGAATTAATAGGTCCTGTTAAGGATACCGTTAAGGAAGTTTCCCTCGGAAGGTCGATTTTAGCTTAGAGAACAGCATCTGGGTTATCCCATAGCTGACTTTTCACCGCTAATTTCCACTTAGAGTGAGTTAATAAATTACTTACATTATACATGTGTCAGATAGACTTCAGTTGTTCGGTTTTACCCGGACTGGAAGTGTTATCCACACCTATCTCGTTCCTGATCTTCTTGAGAGCCGTAAAGCTTTCGAAGAAGGAGGAGGAGAACACAGGTGGAGGAGAGAGTATTTCAGAGTTAGATCCCCTTATCCATAAGGTTATCTAGCTAATATCTACCGAGTGTGGACTAAATTATTAAATCCCCGTGAAGGGAATCTCCTTTTATGGATTAGTAATTTAGGACAGGGACGGAACCAGTAGGTTTAGAAGCTAAAAGCCTTATAGCTTATATTAATCTAATCTTGGTACCCTCTCCAACCCCATTTGGCCTGAGACTTATACATTCACCTCTGCATTAGGGTTATCTTTTCAGATAGCCCGGGGGCAGGTTCGGTGAGAGCGAAAGCT